CCTGCTTGTTGTAGTTGTGCTTTTCTCTTTTCTGCTTCCTGAATAAACTTTTGTGTTCCTTGTGCGAAGGCAGTAACACCTCTTGCTTCACCAACTTGTCCCTCATACTCTTTTCTAATAGTTGGGAACTTTGCTACAACTGCTCGTAAAAGCATTTCTTCTTGTCTTGTTCTTTCTGTCTCTGGTTTAGAAACTAAACGAGAATAAACATCTCTTGCTTTGGTTTCATCAAGTCTTGCGGCAAAGTCAGTAAAAGTTTGTGGTGTAAGTTGTGGAGCAGGTATCCCTGCTGGACGGGGTAGTTCTGGTGCTGGAACACCAGCCTTTGTAGCCTCTGGGGCAAGTTTTTGTGCTTCGGCAAGGTTCTCTACTTGACCAATGGGAGCAGCAACTGCTGGTCTTGATGGACCTTCTTGTAGTTCTGCTATTCGCTTTGCTCTCATTTCAGCAGCGGTTTCTAACTTTTCTCTTTCACCGCTTCGTCTTGCTTCAATGTCTGCTACTCTTTTTTTAGCGGCTTCTTCCATAAGGTCTTTGGTTGTAGGTTGCCTACCAGCAGTTTTAGCAGTCAAATCTGCTATTCCAGCAACTAACTGTCCTGCTTCTTTTGCTGCCTGAACACCTTGTCTAATAGCACCTATTGCTATTCTTGGGTCAGTTTCACCACCTCTTCTTGTTCTAAAAGGTGCTTTTAGTCCAAAGCCACCAAGACCTTCTTTGGTAAATTTTATTCTTGCCATAATGTAGTTCCTATTTTAGTAGTCGTATTCAGCAGTAGCATTCCACATTTGTTCTGTAATACCATTCTGGTTTAGGAATGCTTTTGTTCCAGCATCTATGTCTTCCCAATCGCTATCAATAGCATCTTTGTAAATGCCCATTAGGTTGGTAAGTAGTTTTTGCTTGCTGTTGGGGTTCGCATCAAACTCGGCAGCATTTGAGTTGTAGAGGTTGATAAGGTTTTGAACTGCTTGCTCTTCATCATCGTTGAAGTTGCCTTTTGTTTTGTTGATTTCCTCTTCCATTAGGTTAGTCAAGTCAATCATAGTTCCTCGTTGCTGTTCAGCCATTTCCTTATCAAGTTTTTGCTCACCTGTTAGTTGTTCGTAAAGTTGAGCAGCGGCTTCTGTCTTTGCTCCTGCTGCTTCTTGTTCAGCCGCACCAACTTGTGCTGCCTCTTGCAAACCAAGTTTGCCCATCATAAGACCACCTTGTAATCCTGCTTCTGCGGCTGCTTGACGGGCTGCGGCTTTGTTTGCTCCTGAACCTAAACCAGTTTGTTGAGCAAGTTGTTTAGCAAGAGCAGATTGAAGACCAAGTTTGCCTTGTTCTTTTGCTTCTCCAAAAGCCCCTCGTAAAGCACCAGCCTTTCGTTGTGCTGCTGTTTGCTCACCAACTTTGGCTTGGGTAACACCCTTCATAGTTTGTTTTACGGCTTCTGCCTTTGCTTTTGTTTTTAGTTGTTCGGCTGATAGACCTTGTTTTTGTGAAACTGCCATAAATAAATCTCCTGTCCTTATTTACATCTTTTATTCTTGTAAGTTGTTTCTATTGGTAGTTAGTGATTTCTTACCAATAAGATAAACAAAATGACCACCAAAACCAGCAATAACTTGTGGGTCTGCTTCTTCTGGTGGGTGGATGTGGTCATACCACCCTCGTCCTCCGCTTTCGTATTGCCAACGGATTTCTAAAAACTGCTCTGTTCCAGCAGTAGAAGGCTGAACAAAACCTGTTCTTGTTTCTGCTCGCTTGGTGTTGCCTCCACAATAAACTGGTTGTTCTTGTGAGACAAAACCTGTTCCTCTTGAACCTGTTCCACTATTGTAAGTAAGTGGGATTTGCATTAGACGACCACCGCCGTCTCTGCTGTATTTAGAGTTTCTTATTCTTACTCTATCTATTTCGTTAGCAAATGTGTTGTCGTATTCGTGATAAGCAACCTCTTCATAAGTGTATTTATCACTTTGCCAACCTGTTCCTAAACCTACACCTATTTTACCAGTAATAACACCAGTATTGGTGCCGCCACCAAAAGCATTGTAAGAAACTGTTGCTGGGTGGGCAACATCTACATCTTTGATTTGCTCATTATGATAAGCCAAAATGTGGTGAATAGTAAAAGGATAAAATAAAGGAATAGTTCTAATGTCTTGGACATAACCTGTGTAGCCTTGTAGTCCTGATGGATAAGTGTAACTTGATGGTGAGATAGGACCAGCAGTAATGTCTGGTGAGCCAGTAGCACCACTATCTTCACCATAAGTAGTCATAGCCCCTGTGTTTCCAAAAGTTCCTTGCCAAAATGGAACAACAATAACATCATAGCAGTTGAATGTAGAAACCGCCTGTTGGTTAGTAGAGCCGTCATCAAGGTATTGTAGTTTTCCAAACTTGTCTGCTCCTGTTGTTATTTTTTCTTGAACTGCCTCATCTACTTTATTTAGGTTCGTTTGTAATCCAGTAGCATCGTCAGCAGAAATAGTAGTTCCTACTAATGGGTTTCCTAAACCCAAGTTGTAAGTTCCAATAGCAGCATCGTCATTTGTAGAAGACTGGTTGCCTGTGTTTGTTGTAAGTTGGTCTCTGGTATCTAATAGGGAATAGAACTTGAACGAGAACACAAGGTTAGACAAAAAATAACTTGTTGTTTCTTGGTCTGGGAAATGGAAAGCAAGATAATAACTTTTGTAGGGGTTTAGTTGTTTGTTTATTGCTGGAATGTAATAAGGGTTTTCTACTTTTACCTCATCACCAGCAAAAGCAATAGTTGCTGGAACTGTTGTAGAAAAAATAGAGTTTGTAGGATAGACAGAGTTGCTTGCTAAAACTTTGTAGTCTTTCTCCAATAAAGACATTTTTATGTCTTGCTTGGAAGCCTTTGAATAATCTATTAGGAAACCTCTTGTTCTTGGGTCAGGGACTACTACACCACTCAAAGGAGACTGAATAGCACAACCTTCTCCACGAAGGTCAAGAGCAATAGAGATGCTGTCTAATAAATAGGTTGGTGTGTCTTTATCTAACCTTCCGTCTATTGAGAAATGGTCTTGTGTAGGAATAAGGGGAATAGGAAAAACAAGGTTTCCATCAACACCATTCTTTTGTTCATCTTCTGTAAGACCCATAGCATTAGCAGCAAAACCAGCAAAAGTGTAGTTGATGTAGAACGGAACTTTCTTTGCTTTTAGGTTGTCTCTATCAAGTTTATCAGTAAATAAAGTTTGAATAGGGTCGTTGCTATTTGCTATGTGTTGAGCAGATAGTTTCTGTCCTCTACCAAACTTTGGGTTATTTATCTTCGCCATTTATTATTCCTCAATAGTCTCTAAAATGCCTACGGCAAGGTTGAAACGATAACCTCTATGAAAGTTGCTGTCGTCTTGGAACACAAGAAAAGCACCACTGGCTGTGCTTTCAATAGCACAACCTAAACCAAAATGTATTCTACTTTGTTGTGGAATAGGGATGTTTAGGTTTTTGTCCCACCAATGTTGATAAAGTGGGTGGTTGCTTGGTGTATTTGTTGGTGAAGGAGCAACAAGAGAGTTTTGATAATCGTTTGGTCTAAAATCATTTACTGGAACACGGGTAGAACGGTCATAAAGAAAGTCGTTTGAGTTTGGTAATGCCGCTCTTGGTATCATAGAAAATGCTCTTTTGTCGCTTCTGGGTAATCTTTCACCAGTAGCCTCGTCAGGGCTATCTATTGTCTGTGTTCTTCTCCAAACAATAGAACCTTTTTCTTTGTCTTCTGGGAACATTACACTATCCAAATAACATTGACCCCACCAGAACACTTGTTCTCTGCTTCTTTCTATGTTGGTAGGTGGGTCGCCATCATTTATTGGTTCTCTATTCAAACCTGTGTAGTTATCAACCTCCCAGATAATAGAAATGTCTGTAATGATGCAAGGCTTCTCAAAATAAAAACTAAAAGTTCTGCCGACTACATCTGTGCCGTTGTAGGTAGTAAGGTCGTGAGAACCAGCGGGTGTAGCAACAGTTCCAGCATTGAAGATTTGTGTTCCTTTCCACCGCCATTTATTATTGACCTCTGTTCTACCACCAGTAACTCCTGTAACATCTCTATCAAAAGAGTTGTAAAGAGGCATAAACATTCCAAGTGGAAAGACCAGAACATCTGGACTTTCTTGTGTTTCGCTAAAATGTGCTGTTTGCCAACCTGTGTAGATGGTTCTTGGAACAAAGATTTGTTTTAGGTCATTCTTATCAATGTTATTTAGTTTTTGATAAGTGTCGTCATAGGCTTTTTCTATTCGTGTTCCGTCAATAGTAGAACCATCAGTAAATTGTTCTGTTGTTATTCGCTTATTTGCCGACATTATGTTAGTTCTCCAAACCCTGTTGTGTTGATGTGAGCAACACCTGTGGTGTTGTATCCACCATTGATAGTAACATTAGCAGGGACACCAGCATTATTGATTGCTGAACCAGCCGTTTGTGTTCCCATAAACCAGCAACCAACAACAGAAACTTTTGAGGTTGCTCCTACTGAAATGTAAGACGAGATGCCTGCTACTGGGTGTGAGCCATTTGGTTTTCTAAAAACACAGTTCTTGAATAAAACTTTGCTATTTGACTGAATGCTAAAAATAGGCTCTTGTTTAGTTGAGAAAAACTCACAGTTTTCAAAGATAATAGGAGATGTTCCGTTTCCAATAAAGATGCTATCTTTTACTGGTTTTACAACAGGATAGTTGCTACCTTGAATAACCTGAAAGTCGCATCTATCTACAAACTTATCAAACAAGTATTCGTTATCGGTAAATAATAAAAACTTTTGTGGGTCAGTTCCTCTAACTTTTATTTCTGTTGCTTCACTTACCAAGTTTTGTGAAACACCAAACAAAGTTCTTACTTTACTATCAAGTTGTAGTTCGTTATCCAGACTTACTGCTGGTGCTGCTTTCTTTGTTGGGCTGATTTTCTGTTGAGTTGTTTTTTTAGTGGGCATTAGTTGTCTCCTTGATTATGTCGCCATCTTCTTCTATTTTGACTTACTACTCTGTAAGCCGCTGAAATGTTCTTTATTAGAACTCTATTTGCTATGTCTGCGGCATAACCATAAAGTGTGATAAAGAAACTTGTTCCTTTGGTAGAGGTTGAGAAACTGCCCTCATAGTATTCCTCTCCATCTACCAAAACTGTTCCACCTGTTGGACTATTACTCAAATCGGCATAAGTTGCTTGTGGGTTATTGAAAACTTTTGGTTGTAGTTGCCCACCAACATTAGTAAATGAGCCTGCTGAAATGTCTCTCACATCATCAATGTCTTGAATAGCGGGTGGTGTCTGTGTGAAATCTACTATTTGTCCTTGATAGTTGTTGTAGTTGGAAGACACCTGAACATTTACCAAGCCTCTATCATCATTAGCAAGACCAGTAGATGTGTAAGGTCCGTGTGAGAAGATAGACAAGAAACCACCTCTGGCTTTTACTTGCTCACCTTTATCGCCAGTAACTGGTAGTGGTTGTAAGACCCACTCAACAGGATAAGGTGTGGGATGTTCGCTATCTCTTTCTACACCAGCGATTTCTGTTGCTAAAACAACGGCAGGAGTGGCATTCATTGTAGCACTATTCACTCCCCAGCCCATTCCTAATGTTGATGTTTCTGGTGCTTTTAGACACATAGGCAACCAGAATAAAACCTGAAACTGGTTTAGAACATTTAGGTTATTACCAAAAGGAGTAGGAGTAGCAGCACCGTTGTATTCTATTACTATGTTTCCTGCTGCTGGTTCATAAATTCTACTACCTACTGCTGGTGCTGTCCAACCAAAGTTTATTGTTGATTGTAGCCTATTTGGATGCCAAATAATGTCTAAATAGTTTATTCCACCGTCAGGGAAGGTAGGAACAAACCATCTTGTGCTATCATAAGTTAGGTCAATAGCCATAGTTCCAATAAGGTCTTGCTGAACTGAAACACCAAAGGGAACTAAAAACCAAGGACTATTTGTAGTGTTTGCTGTGTTTTGACCAAAGCGAGTGTCGTTGTCGCTTTGAATGCCGTCATAAACCTGAACTGGCTTACCAATAGCAAAAGCAAATCTCTTCTCATCGCTTTCGTTTTGTAGAACTCTCAATGAATGAGAATAAACTTTTTTATCTTCTCTGTATGTTTGGTCAAAGTCTAATGCTCCACCTACTTTCCATTGATAAACATTTACTGGTCTCGCAATAATGTTGTGTGGGTTATCTTGTGGTAAAGCACCGATGTTGTAGGTCTTGCTTTCCAAGTCAATAATAAACAAGTCATTATCGTTATCAACTATTGCAAAGTCATCAGCAAGTGCTGAAAAGTTTTTTATGTAGTGGGCTTCTTCACCTTCTAAAATAGTTTCTACTCTATTAGTTGCTTCAAATGACCACAAGGTCATCATCTTATTGTTATCAATAGCAAAAGCAACTTTTTGTTCTGGTAGAACACACATTACCAGTTTATTTAGTGGGTTTTTAGTAAAGTGTAGGTTTTGCTTTCTTATCCAGTCGTATTTTATTTTTGGACTATTGACTAACTCGGCTGTGTTCATCCAACCATTTGGTGTGCTTCTGTTGTAAGTAGTCTGTGGAGTTTCCATAAACCTACGAAAAATAGGACGAATAGGGTCTCCTATGTCTTCTATCTTTGTTCCATCACTCACATAAAAACTATTTTCATCACACCAGTAGAGTAAGTCTTCTGCTTTTATTAGAGAACGACTATTGAGACAACCCCAGTTAGAGTTCATTTTTATTAGTCGTCCTGCTGTTTGGATTTGTGTTCCAACAGAGGGTTGGTAAAGAAATGTTTCCGTAGGGGTAAAGATAAGTAAAACACCGTTTATTTCGCTAATGGCTGTTATCTCTTTATCTGTGGGGATTTCTAAAATGTTATCACTAATAACAGCAGCACCAACAAACTCGTCAGTAAAATAAACATCTCTGCCGTAGGCAAGAGCCAAGCGGTTGTTTATTGCTGTAATGTCTGTGGGGACGGGGAACTCTGTTTGGTTTAGATAAGTAAAACCACCCTGTAAAATGCCTTCCCCTGCGGAGGCTTTTTCAATAAAGGGTGTTTCACTCCAACCATTTCTCCCCATCATTCCACCGAGTGTGTAGTGGTAAGCACCAAGCAGTGTAGTCTCTACTTGTGTGTCTGGGGGAGCATCAAACACTATTGGTCTGTAAGCATAAAGACCAAGTAGCGGAGTTCCAAAATAAATCACATCCCCAGCGGTTGGAGAGTTTAGTTCAGCCCAATAAAAACTCTCTTCCGCATCTGGATTTACTGGAAAGACTTTTGTGTTAGAAGAGAAAGACAAGTCCCTATCATAAAAACCTGTTTGTTGTTCCATAGGAATGGCTTCGTCAATCTCACTGGTAAATCCAGTTATTATTTGTTCGTAATGTCTATTTGTCGTAATGTCGTAAATAGAGACAACATACTGGTGTGAAACCTCACTAACTACATCTTTTTTGTTAGCATTTACGACATTTTCTTGTTGTGTAGCATTATCAGCACCATCTCTATTTAGTGATGAAACTACGGCTATGTGAAGGGAAAGGATTTGCCTGTTCCCAAAGGAGGTAGTAAAAGAACAAGAACCCAAGTGCTTCACATAACCGTAGTTCAGGGGGGTGATAAAACCGTCTTTTGAAATCTCGTTGTAAGATGTGTTGTAAGAATAAACACGACCAAAGCCTTCTCTTACTTGCCAAGTGTTAGGAGGTAAGCGGTAGCAGTTCTTTATGAATGCTCCTCGCTCTGGTTCTTCGTAGGAAATGCCTACGGGCTGAATGTCTATTGTTTCTGTGTTCGCCATTTAGTTATTTCCTAATAGTAATAAACATCGTGGTCTTCCACGAGAACTCTATTGCTGCCTCGCATCTCTCTACCAAACTGGATGTATTCTTTGAACTCATTCATTCGTTGAGCCATTTGTGCTTCTGCTGCTTGTGCTAATGCTCCGTCTCTTACAGCATAGTTTCTGTAAGCCAAAAGAGCAATAAGGTCGTGGTAGTTATTCAGGTCATCAGGGTGAGCAGTAGAAGCAAGGTTAGACCAAAGTGTTGGGTCTTGCTGTTTTACTCCACGAATAGTAAAGTTGCCTGATAGTGGTTGTGAGAAGAATAGTGTTTGTCCGTTTAGTAAATAGGTTGGAGCAGATAAAAGGTCTGGAACATAAAGGTCGTTGAATGAACCAGCCCCTCTCAAAATCTGTCTAATGTTGCCTGTTCCAAGTCCATCTTGCTGAACTATCTCTGTAAGACGAAGCATTCCGTCTCCGTTGGTAAAGGCAGTAGAACCAAGAATAGCATTAGAACCACCAGCAACAATAGGACTAACAGTCAAGTCAAGTTCTGTTTGTGTTCCATTTAGTGGAAAGAAAGCCAGAACTGTCTCAAATGTTTTAGGGTCTGCCTGTGTTGCTATTTCTCTAAACTGGTCATAAGCCACTTTTAGGTAGAGGCTTACATCACTGTCCGTCAAAAATGTTTTATGTGGTTCATCCACATACTGCCTAAATAGTTTTGCTATGTCTTGAATAGTCATTATCCGCCTATGCCTCCACTAACTTTTGGATTTATTCCTTTTCTACCATAAGCAGAAATGCCTTCGGCATCGCTTCTTGGTGCTTCTGTTGCTTTTACAAGTTCTTGTAATGCTGGGTCAATCGCTTCCATTTGTCGTCTATCACCAACCTCTTGGAGAACTTGCATTTGTCCTTGACCAGAACCTAATGCTCCCATAACCTTTCCTGCTGTGTCTTCATCAACAGGGTCAGGTGGGAACACCTTATTTCTTGTAAGTTGTGCTAATGCTTCTGGACCTTTACCATAAGCGGCTATTGAGTTGAACACATCGCTAATGTAGTCTTGCATCTCCATAGGTAGTTCTTGGAACTCGTCAGTTTTGATGTAGTCTCCAAAAACTCTACTGAAAGCATCCAAGTCATCAGTTGAGTAAATCTCAACCTCACCACCTCTCTTGATGCCTTCAATAAGGTCCTTCGCTTCGCTTGTAGCAGCCATTTTATCCAAGACGGTAGTCATACCACCTGTCTTGAAAGAAAGTTCTTTGAGGGCTTCCTGTGGGCTTATGAGACCAAGTTGTAGCATCTCTACTACCTTCGCATCTCTATCGGGTAGTTCGTTGCGGAATAGTGAGTTTGCCTCAACAAAAACCTCTGGGAAATCTACAATGTCTGTTTGTTTGATTTCTCTAAAAACTGCTCCACCTTGTGTGTCTAACATTCGCATAAACACAGGTTCTTTGTAATAAGTTTTCATTAGAACCAAAACAGTTTCAGCCATCTTCTTGACTGCCTGTTCCAAAGACTGTTGTGTTAGTTGGAGTTGTGAAGCATCGCCTGCTTGTAGGGCTTCAATGCCCTTACCAGACACAATACCTACTGCTCTCTTACCAACAGAAACAGAGTGAATGCCTGAAACATCCATCATCTCTGCCTGAACTCTTTGAATGTTATCAATAACATAAGCAGGAATAGGTTCGCCTGCTACTTGTTTTGGCTCACCGCCTGCTGGATTGTAATAAACTTTTTCACCAGCAGAGTTAGTAATAGCCTGTGGTGAGACACCAGAGGTCTTTGGGATAAGCCATTTTGGGTTAGACATTAGTTCCACATTATCAAGGATTTGGTTGCGGAACTTATTGTAGGAGTTTTGTAGGTCAATAAGTGGCTGAATAAGACCCATTCCCCATAGTCTGTTTGGTAGTTCTGTGTAGCGAATGTGCTGAATAGGGAAGCAACCTTCTGGATAACTACCCTTGAATAAATAAAAACTACTCGTCATTACAGCATAACGACCATCTTTCCAATAAACATCAAAAAGTTCTACTCTGTTTGCTGGAATAGAATAAGAAGAGGTTTCACCATCTTTGGTTGTGGTGTAGTTTTCATTTGAGGTTGTAATGTTTTCAATGTCTTTCTTCTTATCAGGATAGGCTTTGATAAGGTCGCTCTTTTTTACAAATGAACGAACAGCAACCCAGTCGCTTTCTTCTAATGAGGTTGAACCCTTCTCAAAAAATAAATCGTAGGGCGATACAGGGACAGTGCAAACTTTCTTTTTGTCTCCGTCGTAGTAAGAGTAAAGTCCAACATTACCACAAGAAACAAGCCACTCAATAGCCTTTTGTAGAACATCTCTAATGTTTTCCTGCGACCAGTAATAACGAAGGGCAACCTCGCTTGCTTGGGCTTTTGCTATGTCGTCATAAGTAGGTGAGGCTGGTAGAACAGCAACATTAGGATAAGAGGTTGCTAAACGAGAGACTACTGAACGGAATAGGTTTAGAATAAGGTTGATAACAACTCTGTTTCTACCTCTTTGAGAACGAGCAGTCGTAAAACGAGTAAGGTTTCTATCATAAACAAGATACTGCCTACCCTCTAAATAATAAAGGCAAAGGTCAAACATTCTTGTAGTGGCTGTTTTATCTACCTTGCTTTCACTTATCTTATTTGTAAAGTCTGCTGGGTAGTCTTTGCTTCCACCAGCAAGCGACAAACTATTGTCGTTGTTTGATTGATACATTTATTATTCCTCTAATTCGTTTGAAACTTTTTAGTCTTCAACTGCTTTGTAGCAGGCATAGCGGTGTCTTCTGGTTTTAGAGCATTTGCTCCTACCTGTAAAGCACCACCAGCGGCTCTTGTAACACCCGATGCTGTTTTGGCTGGGTTTCCTTCAATAGCACCTGCGGCTGCTGTTCCTACACCACTACCGATAGCAGAACCAAGAGCAAACCCTGCTGGTGCTCCCATTCCTCCTGTGGATAAACCTGTAATCAAAGCACCAATAATGCCGCCCAATAAAGAACCGCCGCCTTGAACCATAGCACCTGTCTTTGCATTGTCTTCTTTGGTTTTCTTTTCTCTCATTTGTTTTGCTGCTGCTTGACGAGCCGATGCTGACGGTCCTGCTGCTGCTTCTTTATCAAACTGGTAAGCCATTATTTTTCTCCTTCATAAGTTCCACCTCTTCTTTTGTATTCAGTTTCTAACCATTTTAGAGACTGTGGTGAAGGATGTGATGGGAACTTTTTTCGTGCCTTGTATTCCAAACGAGAATAAAGCCGCTTGTCTGCTGGTTGTTTTTCACCAACAGACTTTGCTGCTCTTTGTCTCGCTGTAAGATAGTTTTGAAAACTCATTTCTTCTTTGGTTTAGTTGGCTTCTTTGGTGGTTTTGGTTTTCCGTAGTTCATTATTGTCTCCTTATGCGAATTTCTCGCTGTGGTGTTCTACCCCTGTATGGGATAGCATTTTTTGCTGCTTCTCTTCTTGATAACTCTCTATCCACTGCTTGTATTAGGTCAGTTGGTTCGTATTCTGCTCCCAAATTAGTGTGTTGGTCTGTGTCTGCTGCCCAAAGTTCATAAGCCGATTTGAGTAACCTGAACTGTCTTGGAGACATTTGAGCAGCACTTGTTGTTTGTCTTCCTCTTGGAAATGCTCTTCGTAGTTCAGCCCTGTATCTTGCTATTGTGTTTGAACCACCGCTTGATGTGTTAGACACCATAGCACCATAAAGGTCATCAACATCACTAACAGACATTAGCCTACGACCACCTTCGCTGCCTCTGTGATAGATAAGTTGGCTTGGGTCTTGTGCTCTTGCAATAATGTTTAGTCTATTAGCCCCTGCTCTATTTTGTTGGTGTAGAGTGTAAGCATCCCGAGTAGCAGGTTCAGACATTACATCACCTCTGTTTGCTATGTGGAAAGCAAGAGAATAAACAGGGTTCAAAAAGTCTGTTCGCCTTCTTATTCTACCCATTCCTTTACTTCGTAAAAGTTCGTTTGCTTTTTCTATTCCTTCTCTATGAATAGTCATAAACCGTGAAGGCTCACCTTTTATTTGTAATAAACCAATGTCGTGGCTTGATGTTCTTTCATTTCTTGGGTTGTAGCGACTTTCAATCGCCATAGTTGAATAAAGGTTTCTTCGTTGTCCTTCATTGAGGTCAGCCAATAAACGAACAAAGTCTCTGTTTCCAGCGAGTGCTCTTTGGTTGCTAGCCATTCTGCCCATTCCAGTTGTGTTCGCTGCTTCAAACTCGGCTGCCCGTGCGGCTTGGTTTGCTCGTAGCCTTCCTCTTTCCGTCAGGCTTTGACCTTCGTCTGTTCTTGTAAAACCTCTTCTGCTTTCACGACCACCACGACCTTCTGGAAAACCAACAGACCTTGCGGCATCAATCATTGTTCGTAAAATTTCGCTATCAGTTCTTTCACCTTGTCGTAGTTGTTGAGTTCTTTGAGCAGCAACTTCTCTTGCTGTTGGTGGAGGTGGTGGAGGTTCAGGTCGTAGATACCTCTTCTTGTCGTGTTCGCCCTTTTCAGGTTTTCTAAACTTTCCAGCCATTATTTTTTTCTCCTATGGGCTTGGATTGCTGCCCATTCTTTGCTATCTACTTCTCTTGCTTTGCCGCCTTTTAGAACAGACATAACTCTGGCTCTTGCCCAACCGTGTTGGCTTGCTCCTCGTCTATGTCCGCTACTTGCCCAAGCAGCCAATCCTTTGTTGTAGATTTTACGAAGGGCTGATAATGGGGCATTGTATTTTTTGGCTATGTCTTCCAAAGACCCAGCACCTTTACCCTCATTGTATTTAGAAGGTTTTGTTTTTGTTTTATCATAAGGTAAGTCTTTCTTGAAGGCTTTTTTATCACCCTTTTTGTATTGTTCAGTCTTTATTCTTTGGGCTGCTTCTCTGCGAGCCTTTTGTTTTTTATCAAGACCTTTGGAATACTTTGGGTTCATTGCTCTTTCCGTTCCTTCTTGCTTATCTCAATAGCAGCAAGTTGTTTGACGGCATCACGACGGGTTTTGTGCCTTCCCAAAATCTTTTT